AAAAAAAAAAAGAGTACTACACACACTGGAGGGAGTAACTGGTGGGGCATTTAGGGGGCGATTTGAAGGGGGGAAAGGTAGGGGGGTACCCCGTTTCGGGAAGTCGGGGTAATACGGGGTAATACGGGGTAATTCCGGGAGAATCGGACAAATCGGGGAACACCAGTCGAAGCCGCTGCACAACCACGCAACACGGGCCGCGGGGGGCGAAAAAAAGACCGGGCGAGTGCCCGGCCTCTTGCTCTTGCCCAACCACCAATCACGGGTTCCGTGGTGGGCTGTCTGAAACCGGCCCCCGTGGGGCCGTGCACTTGCCAGCTATTCGCCTTTTCTCCGCGTAGCATAAGCTACGCTTCCCAGTACTTGGCAGTCTGGTAGTGCTGCTAGCGATGCGTGTCCAAGTCGATCTGTTTCACGCGCACGGTCTTGCGTTTCCAAGTCGGTGCGGGAAGGATGCGCGAGAAAGGCACGTAGCGCCCCTCAAGCACAAATTGGGTGCAGGAAATGCAGATGTGGTACAGGTCTGGTTTCATCCGATTTCCAGTTTTGATGTACCCAAGGTTCTGTGGAAACCTGATAAAGTTTCCACAGCCATGGCAATACTCCCATTGCTGCCCGTTTTCGTCGACTACTCCGCTCATGGCAGTTCTCCCCAAATGCGCTTTGTGGCTTCGGTGATGACCGCGTCGGCATTGTCGTCAAGCTTGTCGGTTATCCCCAAATGGGTGAGCAGATAGAGCAGCAGGCTTACCTTATCGCGCCCAGACATCATATTGACGTCGATGCTGGCTTGTATGTGGTGCCCGATCTGATCGTAGGAAAGTCGATAACGCATGGCAGTTCTCCCGCGCCGTCAGGGGTGGCGCAAACCCTACACTCTAGCGCCCGATTACTCAGGCGCTAGGTTTAGGGTTTAGCCGATCAGACTGGCCAGCGAAACTTTCGGCTTGGCAGCCGCAGCCTTGGCAGCCGCGTCGGCTTTCGCGGCCGCGCGCTCGGCTTGGATGCGCTTGTAGACCGGTTCAATTTCCGGCGTCAAAGCAAACATGTCCTTAAGTTCCTTCGCCAGGTCTTTCGCCTTTTTCTGCTCTTCCTCATCACCCTCAGGGTCGATGCCTTGAGCAGCCAATGCCTTTTCGATGGACGCTTCGATGATGCTAGCGGCTTCCGTGGTCGTGATGCCTTTGACCTCAGCCAATGCCTGCACCAGTAAGCTTCCGCGCGGCGTAGCCGAGGCCTCGCCTTTCGATGTCCATTGGCCGTCGAGCCATGCGGCGATGCGCGCGGCGACCCGCTCTTTCGCCTTGCCCGGGTCCTCGGTCGCGAGGCCAGCCGTGGCGTTGCGCAGCAGGGTGGGCAGAGCGAATTGTAGCGCCTTGTCGACGATTTCCTTGGGCAGCGCCGTGATGTCGACCGTGAACTGCTCCCCGCAGAGGGTCTGCGTGAGGGTGGAACCGTTCCACGTGTGGTTCTTTGCCATGATTCAATCTCCTGAAAAGTTGCCGCTTGCGCGGATCGGGCGCAGTTGCCCGATGGCTTAATATAGCAATTCGGGGGGCGGATGTCAACATCTTTTTAGGCCCCCCCGCAGGGCCGAGGCGCTCCAGGTCGCCGTCCACTGCCGCTCCGCCTCCCCCCCGCCGGGGGGTGGGTAGGGTGGGGGAAAGTCCTCACACCGGCGCGCACAGTTTTTTGACTTAAGGGGGCGCTTGCGCGCCTCGAACCTGCCCCCTTATTATATTCCCACTCCACCCTTGACAAGTCTCGCCACGCAACCTATGATTCCATTATGGCCGAAATCGCACGCACGTCACCCACCCACGACCAGATCGCCCTGTGGCTCGTCGAGAATCCCGGGCCGCGGCAGACCTCGCGTTGCGCCGAGTACTTCGGCTACACGGTCGCTTGGATGTCGACCATTATCAACAGCGACGCCTTCAGGGCGCGGCTTGCCCAGGTGCAGGAACACTGCGACGCCGCCGTCGCAAATGACATTCCGGCGAAGCTCCGCGGGGTCGCCAGCCTCGCCCTCGACGGCCTGGCGGAACAGCTCGCCGACGCCGCGCAGGCGCCCAGCATAGTGCACCGGGAGTTCATGCGGGAAACTGCAGACATGGCCCTCCACCGCCTCGGGTTCGCGCCGGCGAAGGGGCCGAGTGGTCCCACCCACATCGGCCAGCTCAACGTGCAAAACAACCTTCTTCCGGTCGACCCCGAGGCTCTCGCGCGGGCACGCGAACGCCTGTCGGCCCCCGGCGCGCAGTTCTCCTCCCTTACTGCTGCCTCGGCCTCCGGGGTCGACCACCCCCGCTCGCTGCCCCCAATCGAGGTGCTCCCTGCGGCCTAGACACACGACCTACTTTCCTGCGGAGTCAGTAACATTTGCAGAATTTGCCCCATGCGCACCTCCGTTTATATCGCAACGCAAACCACAGGGTAGGCGGTGGCAAGGGATCAAATACGAGCGCCGGGTGCAGACCTGGCTGGAACGCAATCTCGGGATGGGCTACATAGCCAGCCCGTGGCTACGCTTTCGCCTGCGCGACACGGGGCTTCGCCAGCATTGGTGCCAGCCGGACGGCCTCTTGCTCGACCCCTGGACTGGTCAGCTGACGATCGTCGAGATCAAGTATCAGCACTGCGCGGACGCCTGGTTTCAGATGAACCGGCTCTACGCCCCAGTGCTGCGGATGATCTTCCCGGAGCGCGACTGGCGGTTCGCAACTTGCGAAATCGTCAAGTGGTTCGACTGCGCCATTCAGGTGCCCGAGCCGCCGAAGCTCCGCGACTCCCCGCTGAGGGTCAAGCCGGGCGAGTTTGCCGTTTTCATCTGCAAGGAGCAGTTGCGTGATGACCCCAGTTGACTACTCGCCGGGGAACCTACTCGCCGCCCGTGTTGTGGTGCAGGCTATGTGGCGTACCCTCGGGGAAGAGCCTCTGGCACTCCAACTGGTCGACTCGCCTGCGGCTCGTGGGTGGGTGTGGGAACGGGAGGCCCGGCGCTATCTCGTCGAAACGTACCGCCGCAGGCAAGCCGGGCTACGGCCTCTGCAGCCGCGCGACCTGCTGCGTATGCAAGACGAGCCACAGGAGTGGGCCGAGCTCGCCGGGGAGCGGTCGGGGGAGGAGGAACATGTCGGGACGAAAAAAACCTTCTTCTGCGACCCCAGCTTGCCCTTTTCAGTGGTGGCCAAGTAGCCATGCCAAGCAAGAGCAAAGCACAGGCGAGACTCATGGCGGCGTGTGCGCATGGTGCCAAGCTCGGCAACTGTCCTCCGGCGAAGGTTGCGCGCGAGTTCAACCGGGCCGACAGGGGCAGGCAGTTAAGCCGGCTGCCGGGCCACATCGCCGAAATGAAAAAACACGGGCTACATAAATGATTCGGCGAAGCCTTGTGACGTCGCCCCCGCGACGCGGCCCGGCCTCCGTGAGGCGTCCCCACCCCAGAAGCCTTTTTCTGGGTGACGGTTTTTGCGAGGGCGAGCGTAGCGAGCCCGAGCGGTTCACCAGGACGGAAGTCGGCGCATGACTAGCCAAGTTGTCCATATGCCAGTTTCGGAAATTGTAGCCCTCGCGGCCGCCGATGACGACTTCTACTGCCAGCACTTCTTCCCGAAGACGTTTCGGCAGCGTATGCCGCAGTTTTCTGCTGCGATGAACGCCGTGATGAACGACCCAAGCAAACGCTATGTGGGCTTCAAGATGTTTCGTGGGTCGTCGAAAACGTCGCGGATTCGCGCGAGGGTGTCGAAACATATTGCCTACGGCCTATCGCGGGTGATTATGTTTGTTAGCAACGCGCAGAAGCATTCGATATATTCGTTGAAGTGGTTGAAGAAGCAGGTCGAGTTTAATACGCAGTGGGCGCAGACGTTTGGGTTGCAGAAGGGGAGTACGTGGACTGAGGAGTGTATTGAGATTTACCACGGTGTGGAGCAGGTGCCGGTAACTGTGTTGGCGCTTGGTATCACTGGCCAGGTGCGTGGTATTAATATCGACGACTACCGCCCTGACCTGATTGTCCTCGACGACCCGGACAACGAGGAAACAACTGCAACGCGGGAGCAGCGAGAGAAAACTGCTGATTTGGTATTTGGGGCGCTGGTTAAGTCGCTCGCCCCACCGAGTGAAGCTCCACACGCAAAAGTGTTGTTGGCGCAAACGCCGTTTAATAGGTTCGACTTAATTGCCCAGTGCGAAGCGGACGTGGGCTGGCATGTGGTTACTCTCGGCTGCTTCGATACGCGTGGTGAGAGTGTGTGGCCCGAACGCTTTTCGACAGAGTTTCTGCAAGGCGAAAAAGATCAACATGTTCGGATGAATAAGCTGTCGCTGTGGATGCGGGAAATGGAGTGTAGGATTGTTGCGAAGGAACTTGCGAGCTTCCGCGACGAGTGGCTCCAATACTGGGACGTGCTGCCGGACGACTTGCAGTATGTTATTGCGATTGATCCGGCGTCGAGCGATAGTAAGGAGGCGGACGATCAGGTGATTGGTGTGCTCGGCTGGCGTTGGGTGTCGCGCAAGTTGCACGTCTATCTGATTGCCTATACTGCTGAGAAGGGCGAAATGCCTGAGGCTGCCGCCGTTACGTTCTTCCATTACAAGCGCACCTACCGGCCACGGAAAGCCGCCGTCGAGTCGATTTCCTACCAGCGTGTGCTGGCGTGGTATCTCGAGAGCAAGATGCGTGAGCAGGGCACTTGGCTTGTTGTGGAGCAGGTGCAAGACAAACGGCGTAAGGCCGATAGGATCGAACAAGAGGTGGGGAGCGTCGCGAGCGACTTTCGTTTGTGGGTTCGCCCCGAACACACTAAGTTTATTGAACAATTCACCACGTACTCTCCGCTTGCCAAGATGCACGACGACGTGCTCGACATGGTTGCGATAGGTATTCGGTCGATCAAGGGCTATGGCGGCTACGCGCTCGACGGGGAGTATGAAGAAGTTGTCGAACAGGAGCGTGAGATTGCTGCGCTGCCTGAATGGAGAAATGCACCATGACTCTACGCCCCGAAGTTGTTGAACTTCGTTATGGAACTGCTGAGCACGACCGTGTGCGCGAAGCGGTCAGGCAGCGCCGTGAAATGTCGCGTCGGAAACTTAGCGACCGGCATGAGAAGTGGTCGGAAGCGGAAGACAAGGCTCAAGCGTATATTAAGCCGACCGAGAATAATTTGCGCCGCGACCAAGAGCGAAAAGACGGGAAGCCGCAGTATACGACGATCGACATTCCGTATTCGTACGCAATGCTGCTAACGGCCCATACGTACTGGACAAGTGTTTTTCTGTCGCGAACTCCGGTGTTTCAGTATGACGGTCGGCATGGCGAGTCGCAAGACAAGACCTTGGCGCTCGAAGCGGTTATCGACTATCAGCTAACCGTGGGCGAGTGGCTCGTTCCGCTCTACATCTGGCTTATGGACATGGGCAAGTACGGCCTCGGCGTCGTGGGCAGTTACTGGGCTGATGAATATTCTATCACTTCGCAGGTGGAAGAAGTGCCAGTGACGTACCTCGGCCTTGAGATTCCAGGTAAGATGAAGAAGGTGCGGAAGACGCTACGGGTGCCGGGCTACTCAGGTAACCGGCTGTATAACGTGCGTCCGTTCGACTGGTATCCTGATCCGCGGGTGTCGATCGCGCGGTTTCAAGAGGGTGAGTTCTGCGGTCGCCGCAGCGAGGTCGGCTACAATACCATCTTGCGGCGGCAAGCTGACGGCCTTTACTTCAACGCTGACGCCGTCAAGGCAAATTTGGGTAAATGGGGGTTGGCGCGTGATGAAGGAAGCTCGCGTCTTGTGCTGCCGGATGCAATGGAGACGTACTTCCTGGGCCAGCAGGAGTTTGGGGGCACTGAAGCTAAGGCGTTTCTTGAAGTACTCGAAATGACCATCGAGCTTGTGCCTCGGGAGTGGGCACTTGGGGAATCGACGTACCCGGAGAAGTGGGTTTTTACGTTGGTGAATGATGAGGTTGTTGTTGGTGCGCAGCCGCAGGGCCTGTTGCATGACAAGTTTGCCTTCGATGTGATTGAGTATGAAGTGGAAGGCTACGCGCTTGCGAAGCGGTCGATGTTGGAAGTGCTTGATCCGCTGAACCACACCCTTACCTGGCTCTTTAACAGCCACATGCACAACGTGCGGAAAGTGATAAACGACCAGCTAGTCGTCGATCCGAGCCGCGTGGTGATGAAAGACTTGACTAGCCCGGATGCGGGTCGGATCGTGCGCTTGAAACCAGAGGCGTATGGAACCGACGCGCGTCTTGCGGTTAATCAGTTGCAAACCGCCGACATCACTGGCAACCACATGCGCGATGCGCTGATTGTCATCGACATGATGCAGCGCCTGACCGGCGTCGTGGATAACGTTATGGGGCAGGTGAATAGTGGGGGCAGAAAAACGGCTACTGAGGTGCGGACGAGTTCGAGCTTCGGCGTGAATCGTTTGAAGACGATTTGTGAGTATGCGAGTGCTCTAGGCTTTGCGCCGCTGAGTATGAAGCTAGTGTCGAACACGCAGCAGAAGTACGACGGCGAGAAGCAGTTTAAGATTGCGGGGAACTTAATTCGGCAAAAGACGCCGGTTCTCGTCACCCCCGACCTGATCGCCGGGGCGTACGACTACGTGCCGATCGACGGAGCAATGCCGATTGATCGTTTCGCACAGGCGAGCTTGTGGAAAGAGCTCATGATGTTGTTCCTCAAGGCGCCGCAGTTGGCTGCATCCTACGACGTCCCCGGCATTATGGGACTAGTGGCGCAGTTGTCGGGGGTGAAGAACCTCGACCAGTATCGAATTCAAGTCCAGCCTGACGCGGGTATCGCGGGAGCCGTACAGGCGGGTAACCTTATCCCGTTGAAAGGTGGGGCCAGTGACGGAACAGGAAATTCAGGAAGCGCGAGAGACTTTAGCGCAATATCGCAAGCTGGTTCAGTCCCCGGAGTGGGGCGCGCTGCGTAAGGTGGTCGAGGCGCAGATTCAGTTTCGCGACGGGCAGGTGCTGCGAAGGCCGCTCTCGAGTACGGAGAAGGTGTATGAGCAGGAGTTCGTGAAGGGGGAGGCGGCTGGTATGGCTACCGTACTGGCGCTGCCTAAACAAATAGTCGACACAATTCGTGCCGATTTAATCAGCGAAGGAGTAATGCAAGATGGCGACGAACGTGATGCGTAAGTGGTTTTTGCAAGATGAAGCGACGAGTGCTGAGCAGCCCGGCTCCACGGCTGGTGGCGGGGAAACGCCTGCCGCCGGTTTAGATACGAATTGGGACTCACTGGATCAGGAGTACGATAAGCTGGAAGCAGCAACCGACACGTCGGATACGTTGACCGAATCGGTTGCGGCGGAGCCTCCGGCAGCTACACCTGCCCCGACGGAACCTGTGCCAGCGGCAGCAGCTACACCTGCTCCCACCGCACCTGTGCCCGTTGCTCCTACCCCGGTTGCGGCTACACCTGCCGAACCTGTGTCGGCGCAACCTGTGCAGCCGGCTCCCCCGGCGGCTCCAGTGCCGACCCGCGAACAGTTGCGCACGCAGTATGGTGAGCGGCTGGCGGCGCAGTATGCGCTTAGTGAAGATGACGCTCGTGCTATGCTAACGGAACCTGAACTGGTGATTCCGAAGCTGGCGGCTCGCCTGCACATGGACGTAGTGGACACGGTGATCAACGCGGTTTTTTCACGGTTACCGGACATTGTTGGAAGTGTGCAGTCGCAAAAGACTGCGAATGCGGAAGCTGAAGACGAGTTTTTCAAAGCGTGGCCGCAACTGAAAGACCCGAAGTATCAGTCGGTGGTGTGGAATGCTGTGGCAAGTTACCGCGGGCTCAACCCGCAAGCGAAGCGCGCGGAAGTCGTTCGGGCCGCTGGCCTGAGTGCTATGTTACACCTGCGTCTTCCCCTTCCGGCCTCACTCATGCAGTTTGAGTCGCCGGCAGCGCCAGTTGCCCGTCCATTCACCCCGGCTGCTCCAGGCGCCGGCACGATGCCGGCAGGGCCAAGTGGTCCGATTAACCCGTTCGTGGCGATGAGCGAGGAACTTCTCGCCGACGACCGCGGAGGGTGACAAACTTTTTCTCTTGAAAGGAGAATACCGTGGCATTTGCTGGATTAAGAGGTACCGGTGATTGGGCGACCGACGAACGGCCCAAGAATTTCCGCGAGATGATTCTGTGGCGGAACCCGAACGGCCAGGCGCCGCTGACGGCCCTGCTCTCGAAGATGAAGTCTGAGGGCGTGGACGACCCGGAGTTTAACTGGTGGGAAGAGCAACTCGACGCTGTGCGCCTCCAGATCAACGGCGTGATTAATACCACGTCCGTGACGGCTTTTGTAGTCGATGCCAACGGCCTGATGCTGGTGCCGGGCGATGTGCTGCTGGTCGAGACGAGCGATGCGACGACTGCTGAGATCGTCCAGGTCAACGGGGTGGCAAGCAATACTTCCTTTGACGTGGTGCGCGCGCGTGCTGGCACCTCGGCTGCAGCTATTCCGGACAACACGTATCTGACGAAAATCGGAAACGTCTATTCGGAAGGTTCCACGTCGCCGGATGTGAGCAACCGCAACCCGACGAAGGTGACGAACTACGCACAAATCTTCAAAACCGCCTACGAGCAAACCAAAACCGCGCAAGCGACAAAAACTCGCACTGGCGACCCGCTGAAGAACGACAAGAAGCGCAAGATGTTTGACCATAGTGTGGCGCTGGAATTGGCCTTCATGTTTGGCAAGCCGCAGGAGTATGCCACTGGAGGCAGCAACGGCAAGCCGGTTCGCTACACTGGCGGCCTGCGGCACTTCATCTCGTCGAACGTCACGGTGTTTGCGACAACTCCGACGGAAACGACCTTCATCAATGCTATCTCGTCGGTGTTTGACTACAACACCGAGGCTGGCAACGAGCGGATCGTGTTCTGCGGCAACGGCGCGTTGATGTCGCTCAACAGATTGGCGAAAGCTGGTATGCAGGTGCGCACCGAAGAGGTCGTGCGGCTCTACGGTATGGAGCTCACGAAGTGGATTATCCCGCAAGGCACGTTCCTCTTCAAGACTCACCCGCTGCTGAATACGCACTCGCGTTACACGAACTCGATGTTCGTGGTCGACCCGGCTGCGTTGCGCTATCGGTATCTGTCGGGCCGCGATACGAAGATGCAGGACAACATCCAGGCGCCGGATGCGGATACGCAGAAGGGGCAGTGGCTAAGTGAGTGCGGTCTGGAGATTCACCACCAGACCACTATGGCCTACATCGGCAACTTCGTGGTGTAAGGTGTATGGGGCGGTTTCCGGCTGCGAAACCGCCCCATTTTTAGAAAGGAGCTCGCGTGGCAAGTGCATCTGGAACTAAGATTTACGACTTCATTGCTGGAGCAAAAGCTCCGGTGGGTGACCAAGCACGTGACGATGGAAGTGGGTCAGCCCCGGCGCCGGTAGAGCCGATGCCGCAACCGGCGCCCAAAGCCCCTACTACCGCGTCCACCCAGGATTATGTAATTCCGGCCGACGTGGTGCATTGTCTCGGCACTCGCTACTTCGACACACTGGTGCAAAAGACGCGTGAGCAGTCGGGGCAGCCGCAAAACTCGATTTCTCAGTTCGACGCTAGTTTGGACGAGGAAGTGTGATTTAGTTGGGGCCTTCCGCACCTACGCAACAGGACTATGAAGATATTTAACCTCGCCATCGCAACGCCTAACATCGGGTTAGTGGTTTCCGAGTATGCGTTGTGCTTGTCACAAATGCTGTTAGCTTTGCAAAAGCATCGGGTGAGGGGCTACGACGCCACCGGGGCGATCGTGATGTCGAAGCAGACAAGCATTTTGCCGAAGTCGCGGCAAGAGTTGGTGCGCGATGCTATAGCTGCTAAATGTTCGCACTTGCTGTTCATCGACAGCGATCAAGTGTTTCCGGCAAGTACGGCGCATAGGCTGGCGATGCACGGTAAGCCAGTTGTTGGGTGTAATATCGCGACAAAGTGTCTGCCGAGCTCCCCAACGGCTCGTAATCGGGGTGCGGACTGGTATGCCGGGGACGTGGTGTATAGTACTGGCAAGTCGGGAGTGGAGCAAGTGTGGCGGTTAGGGTGCGGTGTCATGCTGATCGACCTCTCAATTTTTGCTACGTTGCCCAAACCGTGGTTCAATATGGAATATCGGGCCGAATATGACGACTTCGTCGGCGAGGATTGGTATTTCTGCGAAGTGCTGGAACGCGCGGGGATTCCTATTTTCGTCGACCACGAGCTAAGCCGAGAGGTTGGCCACAAGGGGTCGTATATTTTTGAACACAGCGACATCCCTATGCCGCAAAGCGCGGCGCTGAAGGTGGTGCAAAATGAACGGTAATACTGCGCTGGATATTATTATGGATCGCCTCGCGCGTACGAGTACAGACATGCGCGCGAGCGCGCTGCGTGAGATGAATTTGCTCATGCACACGAAGTTGGAGAAGGGGCCAAGCCCTCCGTGGTTTCTGCTCCAGGACAAGCAAGCGTCGATGGTGACGGTAAATGGGCAGGAGTATGTGGCCTTGCCTAGCGGCTTTATTCGGTTCGACGACGACAATGAAGTTGGGGGTCTGTTCCTTTACGACTCTGCCATTACCGGCCCGGATAAGTGGAAAGCGCTTACACGCAGTGGGTATAATAAGATGCAGAATTATTACTACGGCGAGGATTCGGGGAGCGTTCCGGAAGCGTATGATTTGGTGATGGAGCGTGTGTATCTGCGGCCTGTCCCGGACGCCGTGTATCAACTTCGTATCTTGGCCTACTTTGCCGACGTGGATTGCGTCGACGCAGCGTCGACGAACCTTTGGCTTACCCATGCTGACGATGTGTTGGTTGCAGAGACAGCGGGTCACATGGCTCGGGTGCACTTACGGAATCCTGAACTAGCGCAGAGTATTGAGGCAGATCGGCAAGCTGCCCGTGATCGGGTTTATCGCGCGCACGTGGCGTTTATCGAATCTATGAAGTCTCGTGAGATGGGAGATGACTAATGGGCTTGGAAACTGGTACGTATTTGAATGACTTAGTTGCGACGAACCCACTCGCAACGGATCAGAAGCAGTATGGGGACGACCATCTGCGGCTGATTAAGTCGGTGTTGAAGACGACGTTCCCAGGGATGGCTGGCGCCTTCGCACGAGTGAGTGCAAAGGCAACTGCTTATACAGTGGCGGTAGCTGATAACACTGTACTGTTTAACTGCACAGCGAGTCTGACGCTGGCGCTGACTGCAGCGGCGACGCTTGGAAATTCTCATTTCTTTGCCGTGCTGGCTAACGGTGGTGATGTGACGATTGACCCCAACGGCGCTGAGACGATTAATGGGGCGGCAACGCTAAGTGTGCCGAACGGAACTGCGGCGTTGGTGTGGTGTACGGGTAGCGCGTTCTTGGCGATGGTGAACTCGTCGATTCCGAACGGAACGGCGGGATCACCGGCGTTGTACTTCTCGTCGGACACCAATACAGGTCTGTTCCGCGCCGGTACGGACACCTTCGGCATCAGTGGTAACGGTGCGGAGATTGCACGCTTCGGGCCGAGCGAGGTGTTGCTGGCGGCGGCGTTGAACTTGGCTTCTGGCGTCAAGTCGACTACTCGCACAAACCTGGGGCTGGCTATCGGTACGGACGTGCAAGGGTATGACGTCAATACGGCCAAAACCAATGCCGTTCAGTCCTGGACAGATACGCAAACCTTCCGCGACAACAAGTTTGAGATCACGGACGACTCGGACACGACGAAGAAGTTGGTGTTTCAGTGCAGCAGCATCGGGACGGGTACGACGCAGGCCGTCGATGCC